TGATTGACTTGGATGATGATTATATCCTTCCAAAGAATCATATCTTATACCATGTGGCAAAGGATGGCAACCATACCGAACAAATTAGTTTAGCAGTAAAGAACGCAACCGCCTGCACCACTACTCACGAATTATTAGCAAATACACTCAACAAAGAATTAGGGCAAAAAAATATTTACATCGTACCAAATGGAATTTATCCCGATGGACATTTTGCATTAAGAGAACCACAATTCAATGGTAAGTTGAACTTCGGATGGAGTGGTTCGATAACACACTTAGAAGATGTAATTTTAATGCACGATGGTTTGTATTCACTCTACACCGCAGATGATTATAAAGATAAGTTTAGAGTTGTTTATGGTGGATTTGCAACGCAGTCCGAAACAAGTCAAGCGATTTTAAGTGTATTGAGCGCAAGGGGCAAAGCAAGTGAATCTCAATTTGGAATCTTCAAAGAAACTGGAGTAAAAGAATATGGCAACTTTTATGATTTGATTAATGTTTCACTCATACCGCTTCGAAATAATCGTTTCAATAACAACAAATCCAACCTTAAACTTTTAGAATCTGGATTTAAAATGAAAGCAGTAATTTGCAGCGATGTTTACCCATATTCACCTGACTTAAAACATAATGTAAATTGCCTAAAAGTTAAACATAAAAACGATTGGTATAAGTACATGACTAAGCTAATAGACAATCCGAACTTAGTCGAAGATTTAAGGGCGCAGTTGTATATTGATGTTCAACGCTACCACATGACCAACGTAGCAACAGAACGATTTGAAGCATACAAAGAAATCTTGAATAAATAATATGATAGCACTTTTAGGATTACCTTTCTTATGGATTAGTTTCTTCACCGCAGGTAGTTTGCCAAGTTGGTTAGACTTTAAACCTTTTAACTGCATTGTGTGCCTTTCTTTTTGGAGCGCATTATTTGGTGTACTATTATTTATATTTGTACCACAAACGCAACCTTTCCTTATTGCATTAGGTTATGGAGGCTTTGCAAGCTACTTAGCTATTTTGATGAAAAGACTTTTAATTAAATTATACTGATGAAAACATTTGATGAAATTTACAGCGAAATAATTTTTAAGGATGACACGATCCGTTATTCATTGCGTGAACTCCTTCACGTTTTTCAAACTGAGAATAGTTGGATAGGGCAAACACATCAACTGCTTCAGCTAAAAGAATTTCAACACGAATTAACAGGAATAAGACCAGGGGGATGTTCGGGGTGTAATATTGAAGTATTAATGAATATGATTAGATGGGTTAATAAGTACGAATCAGATAAGGCAGCCCAAGAAGTTAAAAAGATAGGAAGACCTAAACGCAATGGATAAAATAGTATATTCACATAGTGGTGCGCATGGCGATATGATTTATTCCTTAGCGGTTTGCAAAAGGATAGGCGCAGGACTTTACAAAACTAATTTTGATGATGTGTATTATCAAAACATTAAACCATTGCTTGAGGAACAACCATATATTATTGAAGTCCTTCCTAAGTCTTCACTCGAAACTATTACACATAATCTTGATGAGTTTAGAAACATGCAAGGACTTGGCGAAGTGCCTTTGGTTAGAAATCATTTGAAAGCATTTAATTTAAGTGAAGATAATTGGAATGATACTTGGTTAACGATAACACCTAAAAGATTAATTGAGGGCGAATACGCACTTGTAAATGTAACACCGAGATATCCTGCAATAGGTTTTGATTGGCAGGCTGAAATAAACTACCTAAAAGAAAAGTACAAACAAGTATTCTATGTGGGCTACCAAGAGGACATGACACCACCATTTGATTCCTTAGAATACTTTAAAACAAACGATGCTCTTGAACTTGCCCAATTAATAAATGAAGCACAGGTTATAAGTTGTAATCAATCATTTGCTTTATCGATAGCACAAGGATTAGGAAAGAATTATAGATTAATGGTTGCAGATAACCACACTAACTGCATTCACAATGTACTAAACGAAACACTTTTAAACAGATGAAAATAAATCTAATTAAACCGAACCCAAACAATCCGAGAATTATCAAGGATGACAAGTTCAAAAAGTTAGTACAATCAATAAAAGACTTTCCGCAAATGTTAGAACTGCGACCTATTATTATTGATGAAAACAATATCGTATTAGGTGGCAACATGAGATTGAAAGCCTGCCAAGAATTAGGAATAAAAGATGTGCCAACTATTTATGCAAAAGACTTAACCGAAGAACAAAAGAAAGAATTTATCATCAAAGATAACGTAGGATTTGGAGAATGGAATTGGGATGATTTGGCGAATGATTGGGATAGTGAACAACTAACTGCATGGGGTTTGGATGTTTGGCAACAAGCACCCGAAGTTGATTATTCAGAAAAAAACAAAGAACTTGATTTAAATGATTTTGAGGACCAGAAATATACTATTAAATTAGAGTTTACTGAAGACGATTATAATTTAGTAAAAGAACGATTACAAGAGTTAGGACAAACACCCGAAAAAATATTATACGATGCACTTGTTTCCTTATAAATGGTATTTAAAAGACGGCTATGCGTCAAAGAATATACAGCCAAATAATTATAATGTTTTCGGAACTTTTATTTGTGGTGGCGGTTCAACAATGGGCTACAAATTAGCAGGGTTTAATCATTTAGGAGGGGTTGAAATTGACCCTAAAATCGCAAAGGTTTATCAGTTAAATCACAAACCTAAACACTTATTTTTAGAAGATATTAGAGAATTTGTTAAGCGTTCAGATATTCCAGATAAATTATATAATTTGGATTTATTAGATGGTTCGCCACCTTGTTCTTCATTTAGTATGGCTGGAAATCGTGAAAAGGATTGGGGCAAAAAAAAAGTATTTAAAGAAGGACAAGCCGAACAAGTTTTGGACGATTTATTTTTTGAATACATAGCACTTGCAAAGAAGTTACAACCTAAAATTGTTTTAGCGGAAAATGTAAAAGGATTAATTCAAGGTAACGCTAAACTTTATGTAAAGCGTATTTTTAAAGCTTTTGACGAAGCAGGTTATAATGTTCAATTGTTTCTACTTAATGCAGCAAGTATGGGCGTTCCACAAAAGCGTGAAAGGGTTTTTTTTATTTGCCAAAGAAAGGATTTGAATTTACCTAAATTGAAATTAGAGTTTAATGAAAGTCAAATTTTATTTAAAGAGTATCAAGAGCAAAATAAAGATAATAATTTAACAGATATTCAATTTGAATTATGGAAAAAACAAAAGCAAACCGATAGGACTTTAGCTGATGTTAGAAATGCACCTAATGGATTTACTGATTATTTATTAAGCGAAAATGAAGTTATACCAACTATAACAAGTGGGGGTAAATTTTTATTAAAAAATCAACCTAGATGGATGAATAAAAATGAATTTTGCCAAAGCGGAAGCTACCCCCTCGATTACGATTTTCAAGATGTAGAACCAAAGTATTTAATCGGAATGAGTGTACCGCCTGTAATGACCGCACAGATAGCAAATCAAATAAAAATTCAATGGTTAGATAAAATTTAAAATTATGGCATACGACAGAACTAAAATATACCAACAAGCACTCGACCTAATAGAGAAGAAGAAACTCTTTTTTATTGAGGATGTCGTTTGTTTATTGCCTTGTGATAAAACTACCTTTTATAGATTTTTTGAAGTAGAAAGCAACGAATACAACACTATAAAAGAGGGATTAGAAAAAAATAAAATCGAAATCAAGAACGGACTGCGGAACAAGTGGTACAATGGAAACAACCCTTTAACTCAAATGGCATTGTATAAACTGATAGGAACGGAGGAAGAATACCACCGCATTGCATCAACAAAAACAGAAAACAAAAACATCAATATTGAACGACCAATTTTTAACGGATTAGATATTAATGTCAAAAATGAAGAAAGTGAGTAAAACCGCTTGTCTTCTCGGTGGGCAAATCGCATTTTGATTTTAAAATATGCTACAAAAAACAACTGCACAAGATAAGATTGCTTCACTGAATAAACGGATTAGGATAGTCAGGGGTGGAACAAGTGCAAGTAAGACATTCTCTATTATACCTTTCTTAATTGACTTCGCTATAAAGGAAGCTAATAGTGAGATAAGCATAGTGAGTGAAACAATACCACATCTTCGCAGGGGTGCTATTCGTGACTTCATCAAGATTATGACAATGGTCGGATTTTGGGATGACAGCAAGTATAACAAGTCAAGTTTAATTTACACATTCAATAATGGTAGCTACATTGAGTTTTTTAGTGCAGACAGCCCGAATAAGTTAAGGGGTGCAAGGCGTGACATTCTATTCATTAATGAGTGCAATAATATAGACTTTGAAAGCTACTATCAGTTATCAATAAGAACAAAGAAATTCATTTACTTAGATTATAACCCAGTTAGTGAATTTTGGGTAGATACTGAATTACTGCATGATAAGGACAGCCAACTAATAACACTAACTTATAAAGACAATGAAGCACTTGACCAATCAATCATTAATGAGATTGAGAAGGCAAAGGAAAGGGCAAAGACTTCGACCTATTGGGCAAATTGGTATAACGTATATGGACTTGGTCAGGTGGGCAGCCTGCAAGATGTTATCTTTGACCAATGGAAGCAGATTGACACCATACCGGAAAGAGCCGAACTTGTCGGGCATGGAATGGACTTTGGTTTTACTAATGACCCGAGTACACTTGTAGCGATATACAAATATGAAGGCAAACTAATCATTGATGAATTACTCTATCGAACTAACATGACAAATAACGATTTAGGTAACTTTCTTAAATCCATCCAATTTGGGCGCAAGGAATTGATTTGTGATAGTGCCGAGCCTAAGTCAATAGAAGAGTTAAGGCTGCAAGGATTTAACGTGCGACCTGCTGTTAAAGGTGCAGATTCAATCAAGATAGGAATAGACATACTCAAACGATACGAAATACAAGTAACAAAGAACTCAACTAATTTAATCAAAGAATTGAGGGGTTATACATGGGAGAAAGATAACGAAGGCAAACTTACCGGTAAGCCAATAGACAGTTTGAACCATTGCGTTGACCCTATGAGATATGTAGCACTCTTAAAATTAAATAACCGACCGAGCGGTAAATATTCAACAATTTCAATCTAAATTTATATTTAATACAAATGATAGGCAATTACAACCAGTTAACGATTAAGCAGTTTTTAAAGATTAAACTCATTAGCGAACTTGAACAAGACCCTTTGCACAGAAAGGTTTTGATACTTAGTGAAATTAGCGGAGTTTCAGTTGATGAAATCGAAAGTATGCCAATAGGCGAAATGATTGAAGCATTGAAAGGACTTGACAAAATAGAAAACCTGCAAGCGGATGAGAAGATTAAGTTGAAATTCAAAGTAGGTGGCAGGCGATTCATAGTTAAGTGGAAAGAACAAGAATTAACAAGTGAGCAGTTCATTGATGTTAGCCACTTTTGCAAAGAACCCGAAAAGATATTGAGCAACATTCATAATATCTTAGCTTCAGTATGTGTGGAACGTAATTGGTATGGAAAAGAATTAGGCTACAAAGGCGATAAGCATAAAGAGGTCGCAGACTTGTTTTATAATGAGATGAAAATATCAACTGCATATCCTATCATGCTTTTTTTTTGCAAATACTACGAGGCATTGCAGCAAAATATCCTAATCTTTTTGGAATCGGAAGCGAACAAGGCGATGGAG